TCAGACGATGACGGATGGTGAGTGGCGTCGGGCCTTCGGCAATCAGATGTCCCGCTCCGCGGAGCGGGTGATCCCCGAGGTGGCGTGGCGGGCCGCTTGTCGGCCGACGGTAACGCCGATGGGGTCGCCTGGTGTGGTGTTTGTGGTGGAGGTTTCGCCCGACCGTGAGTGGGCGGGGATTGTTGCGTCGGCGGTAGTCGACGGGGTGACGGTGTGTGAGGTGGTCGAGTATCGGACCGGTACCGGCTGGTTGGCGTCGAGGTGTGACGAGCTGCGTTCCTCTCATGGTGGGCGGGTGGTGGTGGAGGCGAGGTCTCCTGCTGCTGCTTGCGGGATCGTGGGTGCGGAGGAGTTGCCGACTGCTGATGCGGTGAAGGCGTCGGGTGCGTTCTATGACGGCATCGCTGATGGGCGGGTGCTGGTGCGTTCTGATCCTCGGTTGGATCGTGCGCTCGAGGTGGCGGTGAAGCAGCCGGTTGGTGAGACGTGGCGTTTCGGCCGTCGCCCTGGTGGTGATGTGTCGTTGTTGGTGGCGGCGACGTTGGCGACGTTTGTCGCTTCGACGATGCCTGCGCCCGAGTTCTTTGTCTACTAGCCCCGAGGGGGTGTGCGTGTCTCGTGACTCCGTGGCCTCCGTGGTCGAGGTGGTGTCTGCCGTGTCCGTGTCCGTGGGCGCCGTGCTGTGGTCCGTGCCGGCAGGCCTGGCCGTTGCCGGCGGTTTCGGCCTGTTGTTCGCCCGTGGGCTGGCCCGCCAGTGAGCGTCCTGTTCCGTGAGCGTCGTGACGATGCTGCCTCGCTGATCGCCGGTCATCGTCGTTCGACGTGGACGGCTGCTGGGGTGACGGTGAACGACGAGTCGGCGCATCGACATTCGGCTGTGTGGGCGTGTCGTGCTGCGATCGCCGAGGCGGTGCAGCAGTTGCCGCTGGAGGAGTCGACTCGTTCCTCGGGTGGGATGGTGCGCCGTGATCCTCCTGCCATGTTCGATGAGCCTCAGGTTGGTGTGCCGTGGGCGTCGTGGGTCTGGGCGCAGGCGTGGACGTTGGCGGGTCAGGGGAAGGCGTACGCCTGGGTCGAGCTCGGCCGTGGTGGTGAGCCTGTCGGGTTGTCGCTGGTCGATCCGTCCTCGGTGCGTTGGCAGTTCGACCGCCGCTCGAAGTCGTGGTTGACGTTCGTCGACAACGAGCCTGTCGATCGGTGGCCGAGGGGGGGCCTGTGGCATTGCCCGTTGTATGTGACGGCCGCCCGCCCTGATGGCATGTCGCCTGTCGAGTTCCATGCTGAGTCGATCGGGGTGGGGCTGGCGGCTCAGGAGTTCGGTGCCAGGTTCTTCGGTGACGGTGGGCATCCGACGATGGTCGGCTCCACGGACCACGACCCCGGGGCCGAAGGCGCGAAGGCGTTGAAGGCCCGCCTGTTGGACATCATGCGCGGCAACCGTGAGCTGCTGATTCTGCCGAAGTCGATGAAGCTCGACCGTTGGCAGGTGAACCCTGACGAGTCCCAGTTCCTGGAGACGATGCGCTACTCGGGTGAGGACGTGGCGCGCATCTTCGGTGTGCCTCCGTCGAAGATCGCTCTCGCTGTGTCGGGCTCGTCTGTGACGTACCAGAACGTCGCCGACCAGAACGACGCCTGGAGGGTTGGCGGTCTGGCCCGGTATGTGACGCCGCTGGAGTCGGCGTTGTCGACACTGCTGCCTGGTGGGCGTGACCGGGTGTTGCGGTTCAACTTCGACGGGTTCTTGAGGGCGAATCAGGCGGCGAGGTTCGTGAACTACAAGACCGCCACGGAGATCGGTTCGCTGTCCGGCACCCCGCTGTTGACGGTGAACGAGATGCGCCGCCTGGAGCGCCTGGCGCCGTTGGCCGGTGGCGACGAGTTCAAGCCCGCCGTAAAGCCCGACCCGGTGCAAGTCCGGTCCGCCCAGCTTTCCCTTCCCCTGATCGAGGTGCCCGATGAGAACTCTGCTTCCTGACGTGGTGAGGGCGCGGCTGGCCCTTTCCGATGATGACCTGATCGACGCCCAGATCGTCGCCACCAGGAACAACCGGCTTGTCGACGTGCGCGCCCGTGACGTCGAGCTGAGGGCGAACGACGACGGCTCTCGTGGGGTGGTCGGTTACGCGACCACATGGGACGTGCCGTATGAGGTTGCCGGCGGTCCGCCTTACGGGTGGGTGGAGACGATCGTCCGCGGCGCTGCGTCGAAGTCTCTGGCAGAGCGTGACGATGTGCGCTTCTTGGTGAACCACGAGGGCATCCCCCAGGCCCGTTCCCGTGGCCTGTCGGTGGACACGATGACCCTGAGTGCCGATGACATCGGGCTTCGTTTCGAGGTGGTGTCGCTCGACGAGCGGAACCCCCGTGTGGTCGAGCTTCTGTCGGCGATCGACAGGGGTGACGTCGATCAGTGCAGTTTCGCCTTCGAGGTGATCCGCCAGGAGTGGAACGGCGATTACACCGAACGGCGAATCCTTGAGTTGAGGTTGTGGGATGTGTCAGCCGTGACCTATCCGGCGAACAAGGCGACGATCATCGGCGCCCGTTCCGCAACCCCCGAGATCGTCGGGCGGGCAGGGTTCCCCCTCTCGCTCGCCTTGGCGCAGGCCGCCCTTCTGGCCGTCTGACGCCCTCCCCGGTTTGCGCCGGGCTCACGCCGCCCTCACGCCGCCCCTATCGATCGGGCACCTGAGGGCACCTGAAGCTCACCCGTACCGGCATCCCCAACACCCCCCTTCCATAAAGGAGCAGGTTGATGCCTGACAATTTCCTGACCCAGTTGCGCGCCCAGCTTTCGGGCCGCATCGCCGAGCGTCTCGCCGCCAAGGCAGAACTCGACGCCATCCTCGCCGCGCCTGCTTCCGAGCAGCGTGACCTCAACGACACCGAAGCGACCGCGTTCGCCGAGGCCCGGGCGAAGATCACTTCGGCAGACGCCGAGATCGACCAGCTCCAGGCTCGGGTGACCGAACTCGAAGCGATCGAGGCCCGCAAGTTCAGCGAGGCCGCCAGCCGCCCGTCTCCTGCCGGTGGCGCCCACGTGCGTTCCGAGGCCCGCACATACAACCCCGACGCAGAGCGCCGCGACGGGCTGAACTTCCTCGCCGACGTCGCCGCCGCCCAGCGGTTCAACGACCAGGGGGCGGCCCAGCGCCTCTCTCGGCACATGGCTGAGGAGCGTGTCGAGCGTCCAGGGATCGAGTCCCGCGCCGTCGCCACCTCGGCTTTCGCCGGGTTGGTGGTCCCGCAATACCTCGTCGACATGGTGGCCACGACCCGCCGTGCCGCCCGTCCGCTGGCTGACATCGCCAACAAGCACCCGCTACCCGCTTCGGGGATGACCGTCAGCATCTCCAAGTTGACGACCGCCACCTCGGCCGCGTTGCAGACCCAGAACAACGCCGCCTCCGAAACGAACATGGATGACACCCTGTTGACGATGGACGTGCTCACGTCGGCCGGTCAGCAGACAGTGAGCGTGCAGGCCCTCAACCGTGGGTCCGGCATCGAATCGGTGGTGCTCGGCGACCTGCTCGGGGCGATCGACACGAACCTCGATTCGACGATGATCACCCAGGCCACCACCGGCCTGAACGCGGTGACCGACGCGAACCTGGACATCGCCTACACCGACGCCAGCCCCACGGCGGCCGAGTTGTGGCCGAAGCTGTTCGACGCCATCCAGCAGGTGCAGACCGGCTACTACGGCGGCGTGTCCCATCTGGTGATGCATCCTCGCCGGTTCTGGTGGTTGGCGTCGAACGTGGGGACGAACTTCCCGTTCGTGAACTTGGTCGGCGCAGGTCCCCAGTCTGGCGGGTCCGTGAACACCACCGAGTACGGCAAGGGCGCCTCCGGGTTCCTCGCCGGTCTGCCGGTGATCGTAGACGCCAACATCGCCACCAACCTTGGCGCAGGCACCAACGAGGACGCCATCTACGCGGTGACCGCCGAGGAAGTTCACCTGTGGGAGGACCCGGTGGTGTTCATCCGTGCCGAGCAGACCAACGCCGCCAGTCTTGGCGTCCTGTTCGTCGCCTACAAGGACTTTGCCTACACGGTGTCCCGCTACACGAGCGCCCACGCCCGGATCAACGGCACAGGCCTGGTCACGCCGACCTTCTAGTCGGCAGGGACGCCAGAGGTGGAGGCGCCGCGCAACATGCGGCGCCGCCCGGTTCGACTCCGGGTGTCCCACTCATCCACCTCAAGGAGGTTTCATGTCTCGTGTCGATGCACTGTTGACAGAGCGCGAAGGCTACGCCCGTCGTGGCTTGCTTGGTCGTGTAGCGCAGGTTGACGCTGAGTTGGCCCGCTTCGGGGTCGGGGTCGAGTCGACCACCGACGCACCACCGGAGCGGGTGGTGCCTGCCGCTCCTAAGCCTCGTGGGCGCCCGAAGGCTCACTGATGGCTCTTGTCTCCGATGCCGAGTTCATCGCCTATGTCCTGCCTGATGTGGCCGGGGCGGTGTCACAGGACAGGGCGGCGAACGCCTTGGCCGCGGCGCACCAGGCGATCTATTCGCATTGCGGCCGTGACTTCGCTGTGGCCTCAACATCCTCGGCGCGCACCTTCCGCCCCGAGCCGCATTCACGGCGCCTGTCGATCAACGACTGCACGACGATCACGAGCGTCGTCGAGGACGGGGCGACACTCACGGTCAACGTCGACTTCGTCGCCGAGCCGCTGAACAACCGCGACGAGGTGGGCCGCACCGTGCCCTACACCCAGCTCGCCCGCTACAACGCCTACTGGATCACCGATGACGTGCTGGCAACGGTGACGGTCACCGCCGCCTGGGGGTGGGCCGCTCAGCCGGCGGGGGCCATCGAGGCGTGCAAGATGCTCGCCAAGGACCTGATGCTTGCTCGCGAACTGCGGGGCGATATCGCTTCGTTCGGCGAGTTCGGGGCGGTGCGTCTGCGGGAGAACCGCCAGATTGCTTCACTGCTCGAGCCGTTGCGTCGGTTCGAGTCCTGGGCCGGTGTCGCATGATCGACCCGACGGCGATGGTCGAGGCGATCGCCGCCCAGCTGTCGCCAACCGGTCTGAACGTCTACGCCTTCCCTGATCGGGCGTACGCCCTCGATGCTTTGACGATTATCCCCGTGTCGCCGTTCATCACCTACGACCGCACCTTCGGTGCGACGGGTATCGCCGAGGTGTCGTTCGATCTTGAGGTGCGCTTGTCGACGGCGGGTGGTCTGGAGCCTGCCTACCGGCACATGTACCAGTTGCTCGGGACTGACAACGCTGTGGCGATCTTCGACCTGTTGCGTGCCGACCCGACGTTCGGTGGGCTGATCC